ACACGTAGAGATTCCCGTAGGGCCACTCAGCCTGATAGTAACACACCAACGAAAAGTTCGTCAGACCTTTCATACGGATCGCGTTGTAGTCTTCCAGCGACGGAAGCAACCGCAACGGATAATCCACCGGACCATTCGGCGCAGCGACAAGTTGCCGGAAGAACGCGCTTTCAATACGATCCGGGCGCGTAGCGAGGCCCACAGCCCCCACGGAGATCTGCGGCGGGGTCGGAAGTGCCCCCAACGGGCCGATTGTGTAAGGAACAGGATTGCCGTTGCCATCTACGCTTTGTCCCGTTGCTTGCACAGTGTAAGTGACCAAGGTGTAGTTCAGCCACCTTTTGTTCGACCAGGTTTCAAGCAACTGAATACCCCTGGCAGAAGCACCCAGAAGATCCTCCGCCAGGGGAATCATACCAATACCGATTGCGCCGGAATCCTGCAAGGCTTCCGTGAGGAGATCTCCCCAAGTCGTCGCTGCGGGATTCTGCGAACTCATCAGACCAACCCCGCCCGAGCAACCGCCGAACCTGCTTTCGCCGGTGGCACAAAGGCGCCCTCCGCGCCATCAAGTTCCGCCTGGGCCGCTTTCGCCTCTTCGAGCATCTCCGTGAGGCGCTTGTTCTGCTCCTCAAGGTCCGCGATACGACTGCCAGCGGAGATCGCCGGAACCGGCAGGGGCTTCAAGCCGAGTTCTTTCCGCCAGGTTTCGTTCGCCGCTTTCGTCGCAGTAGCCGGATGCTTGTGCCAGCCTTCGGCGAGGGCCTCCGCAAGCTCCGCTTCCGAAGTAACTTCCCGCGAGATGATTTCCCACTGCTCACCAAACGTCTCGACGGTGCCCCAGGAAGTCCGTTCTTTCGTCCCCGGCACGCTTACACGTTCTTCGCCCCGCGGATGGTACAGCATCATCGGGAACTTCACCGGGCCGGCATAAATGCTCCTCCCTTGGGCATCGCGGGAGTTCGCGTTCGCCGGGTTGCTCGTAAAAGCCCCGGAGGCTTCCATCGCATCGTAGATGGTAAACCGATCGCCGTTCTTGAGGGTCACGAGGGGGACTCCTCAGTCGAGGGGGCCGAAGGAGCAGGGGCCGCAGGAAGCACTTCTGGCGGGTTCGTCTCGCTGACGAACCCGCTCAGGTCGGGAAGGGGCACTTCGACGCCTTCGGGGGCAATGCCAACCCCACCCGAGTTCGTCGCTGCCGGAGGCTCATCGGTCGGATGCAGCGGCCCCTGCGGCATCGTCGCCGCAGTGAGATCACTCACCGGGACCAGCTCAAAATTCACCCCCTGCTTCGCGAGGTGCCCGAGCCATTCATCCAGAGGCCCCAGCGCAGCGAGAACCTGGCCTTCTTTGTGCGAATGCTCACCGAAAGTAGCGGTGGCCCAATCGCGGAGTTCGGAGATTTTCACTTGGAACGTCCTTTCTTCTCTGGCTCACGCTTCGCGTCAGCCTTCTTGAGATCCGAGGGTTTGACCATCTTACGGATGAGAGCTTTGTCCTCGCGCTCATCGGGGTGGGAGGAGGGTTTTTTACTCATCAAAGTTCTCCTTCTTGGGTTCCAGGTTGGATCGTAAAGAGGACTTTAACCTCTAACTCTACGAATCTTAGATTCGCAGGAACTCTATCATCGAGTTGGTACGATCCAACCTGAACTTGTCAGACCACGTCGGCGACCACAACCGCCCATTCCGGCCGGATCCACAGATACCCATACAGCACATCCAGCCTCGTCGGCATCTGATCAGTATTGATAATATACTGCGTCAGCATACGCATGGAAATCCCGTCGAACTCCGCGCGCGAGGCTTCATGGACCCCACGGGGGATCTCCAAATCCGCCACCGCCAGCGTCACGGCCTCCGGCGCGAAAGCGAAGTTCTTCCGATACGACGTGGAGGCCGTGAGCCCGTTAGAGGGATTCACCGCCGCACCCGTCGCCGGACTCGCCGTCACGGTCTGGAACTGCACAGCATTGCCGCCGACAGCCGGGATGATCGCCGGAAACACCGGGATCGTCGTAGCGTTGACCCCGACGTTTGCAGTAGCGACGAACTGACAGAGTTCGCCGGTGGTCTGCTTGGTGATTTTGTTGACCTTGTAAACGCCAGCAATGGTAAGAATATCGCCAACGTTGATCGTCCCGGCGAGGGCATTCACCGTCAGGTTCAAGCCAGTCTGTCCGGCCCCGTTCACCGTCGCCGACCCCTGCGCGAGAGTGCCGGTGGTGTGGATGATAGCGGTCTGGTCCCGCATCCAGATGAACCCCAGAGCGTCATACATCCGCCCAGTGATGTACTGATTGGAGATCTCAGTCTGCGGATTGAGCAACCCGCTCAGCGACGCGACCACACGGGCTTCGGTCCGGGGCGAGTTGACGATCTTCCAATTCGCCGTCGGGGCGGAATTGAGGCTGAGCGAGGCGCCAGCATTCAAGTACGTCGCTGCGCTCGGCGTCAGGAGGTTGTTGTTGGCGTCTTGGTTCGCGACGAAGTTCGCGATGCCGCCTTCGGCGCCGCTCATGATATCAACGGCGACAGAACCAACAAGATTATTCACCGCCGGTGCCAGAACCCGCCGGGAGTAGTCATCCAGCGACATGGTCCGATCGACCGTGGTGAAGCTCACCCCGACGTTCTTCTGAGTCGAAATCACCAGCGTGGTGCTTTGTTCGACGGTATCCTGCACACTAAGCCCCGGACCCGTCGCAACGGTGTAGTCATTCGGGAGCCGCACCCGAAGCGCCGTGCCGATCTTGGCGCCGCCTACCGCGAAGGACTCGTCGTACTGCATGTCGACGTTCTGGATGAACGCGTTGGAATTCTTCCAGAGCCGAACCGCCTCACGCGTAATCATGTTGATAGTGAGAAGTGAATTGGCCACCTCAGTGAACCTTTCGGAAAGGAACGCAACGAAGCCCGCGGCTTGGTTTGCGTTCGAGGAGGTGGCGAACCTCTTTGCAGCCGAAACAGGGGTTTTAGGAGCCCGAGACTCCGAAGGGTTTAGGGGGCCTCTTCCCCGCAGAGTCAGACAGGACTCAGAACTGAATCACGCAAAGTTGTGTTGTGCCCACTTGGGGATCTGTTTCGCAGTGGCTTCTTCAAGCGGTTGACGAATCCGCAGCACGGTGCCGATTTTCACATCATCAATACTAAAGACTCTGTTGTATTCCCCTTCGATGTTTTGCATGAAGAGGTTGGAATTTTTCCACTGTCGTATCGCTTTGCGGGTGATTTGGTTCAAAGTAAGCAGAGTGTTCGAATTGACCACATAGGTCTCATCAACAAACAATCCACTAAAAACCGCATCCGCCCGCGGATGAACCCCCACGATCCGCATGAGCGAATCCGACCGAACAATCGCCGGAGCAGCAACAAGGGCTCCGACGAAGCCGAAGAAACCCCTTCGCGACGGTCGAATGATCTCGCTCACGGGATAACCCTCCGACCCGCGCGTTTGTTCACCTCTTGAACATGCTGCCCCCGACGTTCCATCCAGACCCTCATATCAATCGAATCGCTACGTTCGGGGTCCTCAGCGGAAATCGCCACGTGAGTTCGTCCGACGCCACTTACAGGCGTGATAGGCTTCGGAGCAGCACTGACGTCCTCGACGTTCCGGAACGCCAGCTTGCCCAACTCGACTCCCATCTTTGTCGGGCTGAGCCCCATGATCCTGGCGGCCTCGTTGGGATCTTCGCCGAGCGTTGCGATCAACTTCGGCGCAGCTCCGGTGTCCAACATCGCCTGGAGCATCTGAAGGTAGCGAGAATTGGCATCCGGGTCGGTCTGATCGTGCAGCACACGAAGAGCCCCCACGCTCTTGTCAAACTTCTCCGAGCCGAATTCCTTCTGGCCTTCGGCAATCGCCGAATTGAGCGATCCTGTGAACGCATTCCACGAAGCGATCTCGGCGGCTTTCGCTTCCGCAAGCTTCGTTGCTTGCTCGGTTACTTGCGCGGCAATAGCGGCATCCGATGCCGACTGTCCCGAACGAAGCTTCGCAACCTCCCGCTCAAGTTCTGCTTTCTGCGCGGTGAGCTTGTCGATGCGTTCTTGCTTGCGCTCTGCGGCGTAGTCGCGCCGAGGGGGCTCAGGGGGAGGCGGCGAAGTCTTTGGGGGCTCCGGCTTCGCTTCCGTTGCTACGATCGGCTCGTCCGGTTGGTTCGTTGCGGTTGTGACGGGAGCCGGAACGGCGATGGGGCTTGGGGCTTCTGCGCCCCCCGCTGCCCCGCTTTGCGGCGGCACTACAGCGGCCTTGTCGGATTCGGTTGTCATAGCGCGATCCCCTTTGCGTTTGCCGCCGCTACCGGGCGCCCCCGGCCGCGTTGCAACGTCCCGTCAAGCAACAGGGCTTCATAGATCCCTTCTTTGGTCGCCTCGTCAAGCGGGGCCTGGAGTCGCGCTGCCATCATGGCTCGCGCAGCCGGCACAAACCGAAACACAAAAGCCTTCCGGAACGCCAACTCAAGGTGACGCTTAGAAAACCCTGGATGCGAAGCCCTCCACGCATCCCATAAGGTGTTGTCTTCCATCAGAGCTTCGTAAGCAGACATACAGAGTTCGTTCGCTTGCGCTAGTACCACCTCGTGTGCGTGGAGCTTCCGGCCTGGAGAGCCTTTTGAAATCAATCCAATCATGCTTCCAACTCCTGCGCTACTGTTCCTGCCAACTCAGTGAGGTCTCTGTATTCTTTCCACAAGATCTGGTCCCCAAGTGGAGTCGGCTCCTGATACCGTGCCCGTAGTGCATCACGGCGTATCAACTTTAAGAACTCTTCAGGGTGTCTTTCTTCGAAGATTGAACTTCCAAGATTGCCAACCAGCGGCTTTAAACCTCGTGAAGCATCGGAAAGACGCATAGACGCGTGCTTGACACAACCTTCGGTTTCATAAGAGATGATTAAATATTCAATAGCAGAGTCCACATAAGTGCCCTTACGGATCTTATAAATCCGCGGCACTTTCTTCCGAAATGGGCAATCTTTCCACACTGGAAAATCAAACAGCTCGACCATCTCGCTAAACTCCCTGATTCACGTTAACTTGGTTCCCGAGTCCCTTCGGGAGTTCCTTAAACGGATCATACTCCACAGGGGTGATAGCGTGCTGCGGGAACATATTCCGCAGCAAAGCTAGTTTCATTTCGTTCTGAATGACGCCAGCGGGATTTGCGGGCGAAGCAGCGTCAGACGAAGCCGAAGGGACCGAAGGGGCCTCTGGTGCCACCGTACTTCCTGCTCCGCTCCCCGCCCCGCTCCCGGCCCCGCTCGCCTGCGGCGAGCCCGCCATCTGAAAGTGCCCAGGGTCCCCAAAGTTCGCCCCAGGATAAAGCCCAAACTTCGGGGCATTCGCGATAAGCCACTTCTGCTGCGTCGGGTCCGCCGCGTACATATCCACCGCGTTGCCGGAATTATGAAGCGACTTCCCCGGCGGTGCAGCGAGGTTGCCACCGGACTTATACGCGGCGTAGAGCTTTGCTTGTTCGTCGTAAGTGCGCTTCCCTGAGATCACAGTCGAATCGATCCCCGCGGCCTTCGCGGCCCGTTGGAGCGCCGCTGCGCGAGAAGCAAACTCAGGGTTAAGGTCACGTACATCCGCATGTGGCGACACCGAAAGGAACGCCCCTTGCGAAGCCCCGCTTCCCGCCGGGGGAGCAGGGTTCCTCGCGTAATTCAGCAACGTATGAGCCGGCGAAGGCGAAGTTGCCGGGGCCACAGGGGAGTTGTTGCTAACTAAAGCGCTCGAGGAACTCCCCGAGGTCCCCAAGATCGGAGTTCCCGCAGCCTCCGGGGGCTTCGCCGAAGGCGCCCAATTCGTCGGCGGAACTGTCAAACCAAATCCAAGGGGGTCATCCTGCGGGGTGTCACTGGTATCCATCATCGCTACTTAGCCTCCCCGAATGGATCATGCTCGACCGGCGCCAACGCCCAGGGGTCATACTCAATCGGCTGGAGTTTCGGTGCGTTAGCCATGCGGGAGCACCCTCAGGTACTTTCCGGGCCTGTTCGGATCGTTGACGTAGTGGTGGCCATCCGGGGCGAGCCGGGCTCCAGGGGGCAAGGGCTGCGGGGCCTGCGAAGCCCCTCCACGCAGTTGCGCCAATGGAGCAACCTTGAGATACTTGCCCTTGCGAGTCGGGTCGGTGAGGTACCATTCGCCATCGGTGCCCTTTGAGGCCCCGGCGATCGGAGGGGGCTCCGGGGGGGCAGAAGGGGCTTCTCCCCCTTCGCTCCCCCCTGCACTCACCTTGATCTCATCCATGATCCCGCTGATGGACGTTTTCAGCGAATCCTGCACCGCCTGACCGATCAACGCCTGTAGACCCTGGGGGTCCGTCGGGAGGAGCTTACTCAAGGCACCAATCCTCTTCGTCTCCGCATCATACACTTCGATTTCCCGGAGATCTTCCTTGTTCGTCAGCTTGATACGATCCCTGGCATGCAGATCCATCTCCTTCACAAACGCCGCCTGAACCGTCATCAGCTGCTGCTGAAGCTGCTGCTCCTGCTGAGTAGGCCCTTGACCCAGCGCCACCGGCGGAACCATCCGACGAAGCCTCAACGAGGCCTCCTGGGCTCCTTCAAACTGCATGTTCTTCAGTAACACATCCCCCAGCACCGGAATGAGCCCCGGAGCCTGCGTAAGCAGCAGCGTCATGTTCTCGACGGTTTCTTCACGTCGCGTATCATGCGCCGGGCCAACACTTGCTGCGACTTCGTACTTTCCGACAAGCGGGTTCACAATCCGCTTAATCACCTGACCTTGCGCGTTGGCTTCTGCGGCGTAGCTCGCGCGGAGCGACGGGTCAATCATCAGGTCGTATTCGATCCCGTCCGACGCGACAATTCGTTTGATTCGTTTCGTGTCGTACAAGCGGGGATAAAGGTCGAGTAGTTGCTTTCCCAGCGCAATGAGCATCCCTTCGTAGTTGTCCTGGAAGTGGAAATTCGCCGTGGCGGACTGCGAGCGCCGGGCGTTGATGGCCGCCCCGGTTCGTTCGTTCCCCGGTTCCCCAAGCTGGTTTTCGTACTGCCCGGATACCATCATGATCTGCTGCCGCGAGTTCTCCATCGCCTGCTGGAACCCCGGCGACGCCGCAGGCGGATCAATCCGTTGGGGGGGCGGAATCGGAACCTCCGGATTGCCCTCCGGATCTACATGGTTATACGGCAACACCGCGGGGTTGTCGATGTTCGACATCCGCCAGATCGCTTCGTGCTCTTCGATCGCTTTGGCCGGGGCAAGCCAAGGGGCTTTCGTCTGAAGTGAGAGTCCCTCGATCTGCGCTGAAGAGAAGTAATTAAACATTCTCTGCGCATCAAGCATATACCGCGTATGACCCTTGCGATCAAGTCTCCCCTCGATGACGGTTTCCTCCCCGAGGCACCGAAGGATCGGAATGTACTTCCCAAGCCAAATTGTGCTTTCGACAACCTCAGACCCGACAATAAGATACCACTCAACCTCGTCCGACGTGACCTCGCGGAGCCGGGTAGTCTCGCGGTCAAGGATGCCATCACGGGCTTCTTTCGCCCGAATGAGCTTTTCGAACCTCGCACGAGGGAAACTAAACCGCTGGCCCTGGTGGAGGAAACTAACCAATTCGGACCTCTTGGGGACCTTACGGAAATACTCGACCACCCTAATGTGACTTTCGCCCCTGGAGTCCGCCCCAGTCGCTCCGAGCCCCAGCGGCTGCGTGCCTTTCACTTTCGCCACAAGGTCCGGGTATGCTTCCCGGAAATCATCCTTCGGCACATCATCAAACACAAACGCAAACTTGGCGTCGAGGGCGTTGCCGCCGACGTGGATGTCAGGATCAATAAACACCTGCATGGGGTCGTCAACCGGCTCCAGATACGCCTCCTGGTTAAACGAATCATCCGCTTCGTACCGCGTAACGAGCCGACAGTAACCTACTCCCCCGTCAACCGCCCAACTCCGCGCGACCGGCAACGCCAGATGCTGCGCGTCGGAGATCTGTTGAGTATGCCTGAAAAGATCCTGAAACACCTCCGCGGAGTCCTGCGTAGCCCCGTTGCCCATTCCAAGGAATTTCACTTCGGATTTATTCTTCCGCATCTCATTCGAGATCATTTTGTTATGCGCCCGGATGAGATTCATCGTCAAGCACGGCCTTGCGGTGTTTTCGCGGGCATTCCGGATTGCGTTGGGCCACTGGAAGCCATTTTCGCTGTCGCCATAAGCGAACTTAATGTCACGGAGAAACCTCTGTCGCCACTCGCCTTCCCACTCGTTGCAGCGGTCGAACCTTCGCCGGGCCTCTTGCACCACCGGGTCGTCCGAAAGAACCCCGGGGTCAATTTCGTCAGGATCGCTTCGCGAAGCGCGTCGGGTTTCGTTGGATTTCACTTGCTCACCCCATCCATCCTAAACCGCCCTCAACTCGCCCGAGCGCCGCAGCAGTAGCCCTAGCAAGTTTCGCCGCGAGACCCTCAGGCTTCGAAGGCCCCGTCCCCACCCGTTTCACTTTCGCGCTTACCGCGAAGTACCTAAACGCATCAGCACCATCGGAAGCCCAATCATGCACTGGTTTCTCCGAAAGCTGCCCCCTCGTATCGACTTTGAAGCAATAATGCCGCAGAGCGTTCAGGCCCTCTTCGCATTTCGCTTCGTCGAAGTAACAATTCGGAAACACAACCCTCGCCGCGTTGATGCCGTCGTCGAGCGACCCCTGCGGCACAATGGCGACCTTGTAGCCGGAGGACCTAAACTGCTCCTCGATCGAAGCAGTGTACCCCAGTCGTTTGTGTTTTGCGTCGTGCGGCAAGAACATAGTTCCGTAGAAATACCCCCTGGTCTGGCAAACCTTAAGATAATGCGAGAGTTCTTCGCGGTTTGCCTCGTAGTAATCAAGCACCCTCCATTGCATCGCGACACGCTGGACGAACCAGATCGCAGTGTTGTTGGCCCGGCCGAGGTCCCAGAAAGTGTCAACAGGAACGTCAGACTCATACGGCACACTACACACCCGACCTTCGAGCTGCGCAAGGCGAAGCTCCTTCGCGTAAACTGCTCCCTCAAGGTTCTGTATCGTTGCGCCTTCCCAAACATGCAGATACTTGTCGTAGTCTTCTTCCTTCAGCTTTTCCATCTCCCGTCGGAGAACCTTCGGGAACCACGGGTTATCTCGCCAGGAGACGCGAACGGAGAGGATATCACTGGATTCCATCACAGGGCACGTGATTGGTGCTAGCGCAAACCCCTCGCCAAAGAGCTTCGCTAGCGACGGTTCCTTCGCGAACCTCCTCGCAGGGTCCTTCACCGTCACGAGGCGTTTATCCAGCACGAAGTGCTTGTACGTATGGTCGCTCTCAAGCTCGGGATTGAACGAAAGCCAAATTTCGCTTTCGTCCGCTCGGATAGTCGGAATAAGCACCCCCCACGAATGCCCAGAGATGTTGTTCGCTTCTTCTGCCCAGCAGATATCAACGCCCTCGTATGACCGAATCGAACTGACGTTGTTGCGGATGCCTTCGAACGAAAACGTCGTACCGTTGGCTCCGTAGATTTTGGCCTTCTCGATAGTGTAGAACGAACTTAACCCAAGGGCAATAATTTGCTCCCGCAGGAGCTTATGAACCGAGTCGTCAATGGATTTTTGAAGTTCGCGGACACAAAGGATAGTCAATTTGGGCTTCGCCGGAAAGAGAATCCCCGGAGACATCCCAAGGATCAGCAAAGCCCTTGCGATATCCCAACTCTTTGCACCTCCGCGGCCGCCCCAAAACACCTTATAGCGTTTTGGGACAAACAGCGGGATGAACGGCGCAGGGAACGTAACAGGATCGGACATGGGTGGAACTCTGAGGGGATTGTTGCCCCGGCCAAAGGGGCACTATGACACTCCGGCCGGGGCGGACTTTGACGCCCTACGCGCCCGTCGCGTCCCTTACGGCAACGCACTCGCCGAGATGATACCAACCGCGCTCGAAGTCCCGAGCGACAACAGCTGATTCGCCGTGCCTGCCGCACCAACACTCGCAGTGCAGCCAACAAGCACCCCACTCGCACTCGGCACCGTCGTCAACGTCGAGGCCGTCGCCAGGGCCGAACATGCACTCAACGAAGTCTCCCCAACTTGCGCGAACGCCTGGAACCCGGCAGTATACATCACCGCCGGGGCAATCCGCATTACAACGGGGAACTGCACGTAGCAATTCGCCACAGTCGTCGCGGTGTTTTCGCAGCTCGCTACAGGCGCCACGAGCGTCTGCGACTCGAAGTTATAGTACCAATACGACAGGTCGATGGTCGCCTCGATCGAAGCGGGCCGCCGCTCAAACGCAGTAGGGGTAATCACGCCCGAAGGAAGCGTCGGCGTGACCGCCGAAGGCTTCGCCTCAAGCTGCAACCCCTGGAGTTCAATCCAATCCGTCGTGATCGAAGTCGCGACAGTCGGAGTGAAACAAACCTGCACAGACACATCCGTCACTGCGGTTGTGGTGCCCGGGATCATCGCCGGAATCGGCACCGCGATAGCATATCGGCTCCAAGTGGTGCTTCCGGGGATCGTTACGAACCCGTTCGCCCCGATGGCGCCGGAAGTCCCACTGACCAGAATCGGCACCGCTGCGGTTTGGTTCGTCGGACCCGACGTCCCGAAGGTCGTGGCGTTCGTCCCGATGGCGTATTTCGATCCCTGCGAACCGGCGTACCCCAACGTTGCCTGGGTCCCAACCGCCGCCGCCGCGGAGGAGTACGAAATCTCCGCCGTGAAAGCTCCTCCGGTGGCCGACATACCCGCCCCGTTCAGCTCGTAGAACGAGAACACCGCGTTCGAGCCAATCAACGGGGCACTCTGCAACTGATCAAGCGTCTGCCCGATGCACTCCAGAGCTCCCGTCGCCGCCGAAGTCCTCGCCAACCTCAACGCATGGGTGGATCCGAGTGCCGGCAACACCTCCGTCGAGCCTGACGCGATAGTCACAGTATTGCTCGATGTACCCTTGCCGTAGAGCCACCAACCATCCGCACTCATCGTCGCCGCAGTAGCAGTGATGCCTGCAAGCGACGCGATGCCCTTCGTCGTGCTGAGGCGCTGCGCGAGGTTGACATCGAAGTCCCCTCCGACAAGCCGATTCACGCCGAAGGGAAGCCCCAGGACGCTAGTCGGCACCAGTTCCGTCTGCGGGAACTGTCCAGACGGAAGCCCCGTATCCACCGCAGTGGTCTCAGACCCCGTCAGGGCGGGCGCCCCCGCCGGAACACTCGCTTGGCACGTCCCATTCACAGTATTGTAACAATACGCCGGGCCACCGACTAGCGGGACGTTCGGATACCATCCTGCCGCGTAGGCGCCTACGGCGCCGAGCCCCATCGCGGCAACCCCCGCGAGGATCTTTTGTTTCAGTTTCATTTCACTCTCCTCGGGAGCGCTGCGCGCCTGCCCGTTCTTTGGGGACCATTCCCCGAAGTTCTTCGTGGGGCGAAGCTGAAGGACAAAGGGTGAAGGGTGAAGGGTGAAGCCGGCTTCGCCTTCGCCTTCGCTTTCGCCTTCACTTTCGCCTTCGCTTTCGCCTCTCTTCAGTAACGCAAATTCGCCACAAACATCATACTTCCCGCGACGTTCGTCGTAAAGCTGCCAGTTGCATACTCCAACGGATACAACACATGCTGCCCCAACATAGGCAAGAAGGTATACTCCGCGGTGTAACTTCCATAACCTGCGGCCAACTGAAACCACAACTGAGCCGCCGGGGAAGTAGTTGAATCCATCGCAAGCCCGAAAACTCCATACACACTTCCCGTCGACGTATACGCCGAGCCGCTGTACGACGCGAATGTTCCATCCTCCGCCTGTCCTGTCACAAACGTGATTCTGTTATTCGCTGTTTGTCCGTTTACTACCCGCCATGTGGGAGTTCCGTAAACGCCCCCGGCCGAATCTTGCTCATGCGCACCAATGGGAATCCTGTTGTAGTTATTCCACAACCCCACCCATGCGCCTCCCGACGGACCCCCACCAGTAGCAGCCGGCCCCGGATTAAACGTCGTCGTCACCGCCGAAAGATCCGTAGCAACAGTGCCAACATATGTGCCGTAGCCCGCTGCGCATCCGTTCGTGATCGCAGTGGTGTTAACGAGCACTCCGCTGACGTTAGAGAGCCCCGATGCCGACGGCCCTCTCACCGTCGCACTCGACCACACCGCGCCCCGCGACAACGAAGTCACCCCAGCGATGTTGCAGACAAACTCATCATAAATCCCTCCGGCGACCGCAGCCGCAGGCGAGTGCGTTGTATCCGCGAGAGCCTGCGAAACCTCGCTGAAGGTCGTATTGACAAAAGTGTTCCCGTTCCACAACGGCACCGTCGCACCGTGGTAAGGGGTCCAGTAGATCGCCGAAGACGTAACCGCACCCGTCAGAGCCGGCGTAGCCGAAGTCAGCGTCAGCCTCCCGTTCACCTGAACCGGCACCGGAGCAGCCGCCGGCGAAGTCAATACAAACTCGGTTCCGTCAAATGTCGCTGAAGTCAACTGCCCCGTGACAATCTCGCCGCCCTGAAGCGCAGCAACTCCGCCCGTCGTCGCTTTGGTCACCGCAACTGCGGCGCCCGCTCCAACCTGAAGCGTTGTTGCGCCTGTGTTCGTATACGTCGGGATGAAAGTAATCTCGTACCCCAGCGTATTCGCCCAGGTTCCCGGTCCCGCAGTTGCAACTGTGATCGCATTCGCGGTTCCAGCAACCCCGCTCCCGACAAACCCTAACGACCCTGCCCCTGGCGCTACCGGCGTCACTCCTTGCAGGATAAATGCCGCGGCACTCGCGGAATACGTCGCATAAGTGAGGTTCCCTGCGGTGATCTCCCCCCCTGTTAGCACGGTCGGACCCACCGAGGTGTTCTTCTCAACAAGAACACTCCCATACCCGCCAGCATTGATCGTAACCGAAGACGTATTCGTCGCGGAGGCAACAAACCCGACTTCCTGCCCGTCCGTCGCGTTGAAACCCGTCGGACCTGTAAGCGTAATCGCGTTTGCAGTACCGATCGCAGTCCCGTACCACAAAACTCCACCCGAAGCCCCCGCAGACGCCGGAGACGCATAACTGAGTTGATCCCACACGACACCGCCGAAGGCGTCCTGCAAGACCTGCCGATACACCCCGGAACCCCAGATAACCCCCCTTCCGTTTGCATCCAACGTAATCGGATTCGCATTCGGCGAAGCCCCGTAGGGGTCCTGATACGTTGCTTTCGGCGTCGTCGTATGCGGAACGTACATATACACATGGCCCCCTGCGTAAGGAGCCCCGTTACCATCGCTGAACTGTGTCATGCCATTCGGCAGAACCGCCTGGGTCTGCGAAAGCGCCAGCGAAGCGAAGCCCAGTAGCCCCGCAAGGGCCACAACTGCGCCAGCTAGAATCCCCTTCGACACTTTCGCTTTCATCTTGTCGCCCTTAGTTCCCGCACATCCTGTCGGATCTCGCTGAGCGTCCCAAGAATCGCCTCGTGACGCTCAGCGTGGAGTTTCTCGGCAGCAATGAAAGCTATCTCGAGCTTCCCCTGCCTGCGGTCAGTGTTCCACACCCACCCAAACATAGCCGCACCGACAGTGCTAACGATAGCTTGCCACCCCGAGATGTCCCCCCAACCGCCGGTTCCTTGTTCTGCCACGAGAAGTCTCCGTAAACAATGCGCCTAACAAGATAAGGGGAGCAAGGAAAGCAATGTTCCCCTTGCAACTTGTTCCCCTTACCTGCTCCTGCCCCATCAGGCCAGCCCGAGCTTCGATACCGCCGCCAGCAGCAACGAATCAAGTTCTCCACTGAGCAACCCAGCCAACGAAGGCTCATTATCGTTGATAGCTTTCGCCGCCGCGGCCATGATGGCATTCGAGGCCGAAACCGTCAACGACTTCGACGCGATCAACGGCTCCAGCGTCGCCAGGGCCTGATCGACATACTGCTTCACAATCGCCGGGCCAATGAAGGCCGACACAAGCGTGCCAAACGGCAACGCATGAAGCGCCAGCGCAAGGCCCCCTGAAGCCGCAGCTTCGATGATGGGTTTTTCGTGCTCAACAAGCTGCGAGACCCACGAGCCCCAGTCAACCCGAATACTCTGCGAAACAGTCGGGGTGACCCTTGGGGCGCTCTGCGCCGCCGGGGGTTGAACTTGAGCGTTCTGTGCATCGGTTGTGGTGACAGCAGCATCGGTCATGTTGGAGACTTTCGTTGATGGCAGCGGAAGGGAAATCACCACGTTTGTTGCCGCTACCGGAGCAACTGGCGTGGCTGGCAAAGCAAAGGGTTCCAACGCAACGATCGAAGCCGCATCCAAAACCCCTGTGGGCGGCAACTTACGCGAGTTCTGGAACGCCAGAAGCGCAGTCTTGAACAACTTGCCGAACATGTCGTCAATCTCCCCTGGAGCAAATCCTGCCTCAGTGAGTGCAACTTGCGCCCACGCAACAGAGCCCTTGGTGAGCAGCGGCGTCAGGAAGCCTTTGCGAACTTGCATGTGGGCCACCGAGGCCACGGCGGTCGAGCCCGCCACACGCACTCCGCCATCGTCGTACTGGTACAGATTCGCCGCGCGCATGATCGCGATCAATGCGCCACCATAGGGGTGATTCGGAATACCCGTAGCGTAAACACCCTGGAGCGCTTGCGCGTATTCATCCGGCGTCTGTGCGTGCTGCGCGGCGTGATAACAAGCCGCGGTCGCCAGGAGCTTCGCATGGGCGTCAAACGCCTCTGCAACCGTCGCAAACTTCGCGAAGCTCTGCGGCAACGCCACGTAAACGCCGTGGAGTGTCTCGTGTGTCATCGCGACCACGGACGCCTGCCCGGCGATGGCCTTAATGCCAAATGGATTGTTGCTGCCAGTGGGCTCCGCAGTGCCATACGCGCTCTCTAGCGCCCATTGCGCCAGCGTCACTGACGGAAACGGACCATACGGGTAGTATTTCTTCGCGCTTGCTTGCGCAGCAGCGATGATTTCGAGAGGAAACTGACTCACGAGGAAGCCCCGTAGACGTAGTTAGACCCTGCGAATTGCGGGTTCACCGTCAGCGCAGCGAGGCTTGCCAACGGCACGGACGAAAACAGCATGTACGACGCCAGCGGAGCGCCCGTCAGCGCAAGGCCCCGGTCTGCGGCGATCTCCAGCGCAGGCAACGCGTCGAGCTTCGGGTCGCGCGTGCGGGTGGCGATGGCGATGCGCCAGAGGCCATCGAGCGGCAGGTCCGGCCCCAGTTGCGTCGTGACGGCTCCGAATTGGTCCGTCGTCGAGATCGTCCCGCCCGATCCGTTGACCGTCACGCTGATGCCGGGAATCATGTTGCCGATCCACCCGCCGGGAGATTGATCGCTCGGCGGGGTCCAATAAGCGCCGACAACCGGGTCAGCTTTTGCGGCGTCCTGCGATACGAAAGCGAAGATATAATCAAACGGACCCATCACGTCCTCACTGGTTCAAGAGCGATTGGCCGCACGACACAGCGACGCGGGAGATTGTGCCGTTGAATGGGGCTTGGCCGCCGTTCGCCACGCCGATGCGCAATGTCGTCATGCCCGCCGGGAAGCCAGTAACAGCGCCGGAATTGATCGTCCCGTTGTTGTAGACGGTTTTCAGCGTGCTTGCCGTCGCAAACAAAGAAGTCTTGCCGCTCACTCCAGCCGCGACAGGGCCCGCGCTGGCAGTGACGTTCACGCCCACGCCCCCAACCGTCGAATTTGACACGACGTAGCCGGCCGGCGCGCGGGAGAAGTCCAGGCGGTTGTTCGAAGTGCCGTCGTCGATCTGTGCGAGTGATTGGTATTGCAGGTAGCCCGCTGGCGCAGCGGGTATGCCGATAGCATAAAGGCTGCCCGACCCCGAACACGCCGCAACCGGCAACGTGATGCTGTCCGGCGATCTCGCCAGCGCGCCGTTCGTCGTCAGGATCGGCGTTGTCGCAAACGCCTGCGCGGCGTTATT